TCTTGTCTTATTCATCTTCTTCTACCTACTCTAGTAAGACTACTAGAAGCATCACATATATCATGTATCTTCATGTATGCACACCGCTAAACTTATTTCCATCACCCCTGACGCAGAAGATCTCGTAGCCTATTGTGCACGTGTATCTAACCCTGCTAACCAACACAGCAAAGAGACAGCACCTCGTCTCCTTCGGTATCTCATCAAACATAAGCACTGGTCTCCTTTTGAGATGGTGAATATGGTTCTAGAGATCAAAACAACCAGAGCAATATCAGCTCAAATCCTACGACACAGATCATTCTCTTTTCAAGAGTTTTCACAACGGTATGCAGAAGTACAGTCTATACCAAAGCCTCCTCTGCTTCGCAGACAGGATGCTAAGAATAGGCAGAACAGTATTGATGACATTCCGTTGGCTGAGCAATATGCTTGGACAGATCAAATCCAAGAGCATTATGATTCTGCTTACGCCCTTTATGACAGCCTCCTGGAGTCTGGAGTAGCTAAGGAGTGTGCACGAGAGGTCCTTCCCTTGGGTTCTGAGACGACTTTGTACATGAATGGTACTCTGAGGTCTTGGATGCATTACGCAGACCTTAGAGGCGGTCCTGAGACGCAATTAGAGCATCGTACGATTGCTGAGAGTGTTAAGGATGTGATTGAAAAGGAATGTCCTGCTATTTATGAGGCTATGTGGTCATGATTGTGTGGTCCGTGGTCGTTATGATCCTGGTTCTGCTGGTTCTGGTCGGTATTTTTATCGTCTGGATCCTCAGGACCCCTTAAATTTTGGCATAATTTTGTTAAGCCTATTATTACGCGGCGGCGCGGCCAGTTACCCCCAATCCGGGGTGTATCGTGTGGCAGATGGCAAAGTGGCACCCCGATGGCACGGTATAGGAGCATATATGTAACGCGCACGTGCACGCGATCGTTGTGTGTCTCGCGATCTGTACGCGGACGGTCGACGAAGTGGCACAAGGTAGGGCGACAGGGTGCCGAGCCGTGGTCTACCTTGGTGTCAACCAAGCGAGGGAGCCGGAACGACACCGTGCCAACCCTGCCTGGTTTCGACAGTCATCGACTCGCTCTGACCGTCATCTGCTACACTCTCAACCGTTCACCCACCACAACATGCTTTCCCGTGTCTTGTCACGGCTGAGCCTGAACCTCGCTGAGCGTGCCGTCTTGCGGTACATCAGACAGAACCCAGGTCATCAGCTGTTCATGATCAACGACGCCACTCTCAGGTCACACCACAGCTGGGGCACCAAGTCCGTGCTGTCTGACCTTGAGCGTCATGGTAAGATCTATGTACGTCGCTTCCGTCCCGTCAGGGTCAAAGGCGACATCACAGTCAAAAAGATTAAGCCGCTGTACTATGCCGCTGATCGTTACCATGGCTGAACCACGCGTCCGCTCAGACTACGCTGCTGGTGCACGCCGCAGTGCTGAGATCATCGCCAACGCTAAGGCTGTTGGCTTCGCTGCCACATCAGCTCGGGGGCTCTCGCCCCTTGAGCGTGGCTTCTACCTTCGCAAGCTGGAGTTAGAATTATGTTAACCTTTGCTGCATTCACAGCCTTCGCAGCTGCTGCCTGCATTACAATTCCATCAGTCAGCCTACTCCTGCTCACCTTTGGTGTTGGCTGCATCATCCTGTCTGTTATCCTTGACACAACCTGCTGATCCACTATCATCGCGTCTATGTGAGTTCACCTCACTATACGTAGCCATTTCACGCAAACTCAATGACCATCACCACCACCACACAACCGCTAACCTTCGTGATCCTTGGGGAGATCTTCGAAGATGGAGAACTCAGCGACATTTCCAAACATGGGGCTAACACTGGGGTTCATGGTTTCACCTACTCTTCCGACTTGCATGACAAGTACGAGAAGTACGAGACACAGATTGAAAACGCTTTAGAAGAACTCGGGTACACCATGCACGAGGTCTTCGCTGACAAGCAGTTTGAGACACTGCAACAGTACAAGGAATGGGCTTGCTGGTCATTCCTTGAACTTGAAGCCCACCGCATCACTGACGTTTTCGGATCATGAATGACACCAAAGGCACCAAACAGACCACCGTTCTCAAGCTAAACCATCGTGAGATCAAGCGGCTGCTGGATGCTGTCCAGTCTGTCCATGAACCACTCAGCCTCTCAGTTTGGGAAGACACAGACCGTAGGCAACACTGCAAGCTGATTCACAGATTGCAACGTGCTGACCGTCGCTTCTCCCTCTACGAATCGTGATGCTACAATGGGGATGGATCTCCTTACTGAGCCAGCGCCTGTGGTGGGTCGGTGGCTCTCTAAGGGGATCCGCTCTCCTTCCTTTTCCACCATCATCGCGCTTCCAGTGCTATGACAATCAACTACCAACAGGTCTACGAGGTGTCACGCAATGACGCCAAATGGAAAGAACTCATGGATCGTATCCGTGGGTACCACAAGGAATGCAGTGACTACAAACAGAAGCAGCGTGCAGCCATCCGCAAGATCATTCAGTTCGACAAGCTGGAAGACCTCGCCATGGACCGCATGGGTACATGTGAGGGGAACGAACACGACGAGGCGTTACTCGAGTGCACAGGTGCAGATCAGGAGACCCACTTCTGGTCTTGGAGCGGGGCTCAGGATCTATGCTTCGATGGTATGGTCGAAGCTGCGATTGCTTGTAGCAACGCTCAGTCCATGATCGAAGTCGTCAAAGACAAGATCAAGGTAACTTCTGCTCTCCAGAACAACCGAGAGGAGGAGATCAAAGCACAACTCGAAGCCGATGAGGAGCAATCCACCAATGCGTAAACCATCCCACACCGTCACTGTTCAGGTCCCAGGTCTTCCTGGCTCTGAGTATGTATGGCGTCGTCGCACCGTGTACGTCAACAAAACTGAGTTTAATCAGATTCAGCGTTGGCGTCACAAGGGCTTCCGTAGCAAGTCAGCCATGGTGCTGGCATGCTATCCTCACAGGGTCTTCCATCACAGCACGATTTGAGGTCGGCTCTGACGAGCCTCTGATCAGCTGCGGACCCTCACGCATTGTTTGATCAAGGGAATCAGCCTCAGGAGGCGTGAGAAACCTCCTGGGGCTTTATCATGTTCACTATTCGGAGCATGATCCGTTACTCGCCGCGTGGGGCGGCCAGAGCAGTGTCAGCGCGCGAGCGGCTGCACCCCACATTTTCCACCATCATCAACCGCCATGAAACGCAAACAGCTGCAACTTTCTGAAGAAGATCTAAACATCCTCATTGATGCTCTACACAACCAGTGGTGGATCCGGTACGATCCAGATGTGGAAGTGACCGTTGTGCCACACCACAAACTGTTTCAACGCCTTCTCGATGCTTCCAAGTCTCTCGAAACCTGAACACCGCCCCATCATGTATGGCATCCTCATCACGTTGATGTTTTCGCTCGGCTTGTCCGCAATTATCACGTCACAGCAGCACAATCCAAGCACCAGTACAATGAGAATCCGATGAACTAATGGCAAAACCTGATCCCTTTGGCAATCGCATCGCTGAGATCATGCTTTGGGATGCAACAGACGAACCGACTGACTACACCATTGATGATGGCTTTGAAGCTGCTGATATGTGGGATCTGCCTGAGGCATATGTCTGCATTATCAGATCACAGTCTGAATCGGGTAAGATTACAGAGAAGGCATATCGTTCCGTACATGCTGCTCGCAAGTTCGTGAACAAGTGCCTGGAGAATGAGGATGATCTGCTCATCCTTACTGAAAATACAATGTCCGTTCCCTTCCCTACAGATGGCCCTGAATCCCTCTGATCTAGCTGATCTACTCAGCAGCCACGGATACTTCGTCGACTACGATACAGGCGAAGTTGATCACTACACCCACGACATCAGGGAAGACAAGACTCTCTTGATTCTTCTCGCTGCCATGGGCAAGCTTGAGGTTCAGCACCACCCATACACAGATGCTGCACCTACGTTCTATATCTCTGACCTTCAGATCAGTGACATGGAATCATATTGTGAAATGTATCCAAACGATCCGCAGTGCAAGATCTATGACGTTTGACCTGACCCTTAGCCACATTGAATCGCTCGACGCTGAGCAATACTCCCTCTTCCTAGCCTATGGCGACACCTTCCGAGATACAGAGACAGATCGAGCTGGAGCAGGAAGCTCTCAGTTGCGGCAAGCAGAAGCTGCACGCCTCTCTCCAACGCTTGCACGAGAAGAGTTACGCATCAGCGAGTGTGTACGGAACAGCAAGTATCTCAGCCGCGCTGCCTAGCGTTATCAAGGACATCGAGGACAACCTGTCCAAGATGAAGAAAGGACGGGCTGGAGCGTACTACAAGCCTATCTCAGAGCACATTGACAACCTAGAACCACTAGCGATTGCCACCATTGCTTTGAAGATCACCTTTGACATGGTGTTCAGTATGAAACGAGATCGTGACTTACTGACCAGTGTTGTGGTGTCCATAGGCTCTGCCCTGGAGGCTGAGTGTAAGTTCAGGTGGTACAAGACCAACCACCCTGGCTTAATGAAGTACATCGAGGACAAGTACTACCACGAGTCCTGTGGCACAGAACAGAAGCAGTCCATTGCTTCCGTCATCTTTGGTAGGCAAGACATCCACTGGCCTACATGGCACATCAAGAACAAGACAGCCCTTGGCTCTTGGTCTCTTGAGCGTGTATGCAGTACAACTGGTTGGTTCACCAAAGAGCCTGAGCAGCGTGGTCGTAAGACTGTGCTACGTTTGGTACCCACACCTGAGTTCATGGAGGTCAGAGACCAGCTCATCAACACTGCTGAGATGTTCTCAGGTATCCCATGGCCCATGCTTGTTGAGCCCAATGACTGGACAAATGAGCAGATGGGCGGCTACCTTACAAACGAGCTAATGCGAGGGCATGAGCTGACTCGACGCGGTAATCCGACACTAGTACACGGGGAAACGCCGCTGAAGTTTTTGAACAAGCTTCAGAAGGTGAGATACCGTGTAAACACTCACGTGTTGGAGGTTGCTCGTCATTTCCGTGACAAAGGCATCAAGGTGGGGAAGTTCATTCCACTGTGCGAAGCCTTCAAACCACCTAAACCTCCTGACATTGCGGAGAACGCTGATGCCAGACAAGCCTGGAAACGGGAGATGGCAGAAGCATATAATGCTGATCGATACAACTTCAAACGATCAGTGAGAACAAGAACTCAGTTGGAAGCAGCTGAGAAGTTCAAGGATGAGGAGTACTACCTCTGCTGGTCGTTCGACTACAGGGGAAGAACGTACCCGATTCCTGCATACCTGACACCTCAGGATACAGACTTTGGTAAAAGCCTCATAAGGTTTGCTGATGAGTCATTTGTTAATGAAGAGGCAGAAGAGTGGCTGGCTTTCCAGGTCGCTACTACCTTCGGTCTCGACAAAGCACCCATGGATGAACGAATCCAATGGGTCAGAGATAACCATGACTTGATCACAAAGGTCGCTGTCGACCCCATAGGCAATCTCCCTGAATGGGAGGTGGTCGAAGAACCATGGCAATTCATGGCAGCATGTCATGAGTACTACCATTGCTGTATCGAGTGTGATCACCAGTTCACGTCCCTCATGGTTGCTGTTGATGCAACGTGTAGTGGACTACAGATCCTGGCTGGTCTAGCTAAAGATCAATCTACTGCTAGTCTGGTCAATGTCTGTCCTGGTGATCGACCGTCTGATGCTTACAAGGCCGTAGCCGAGGAAGCCAAGAAGTATCTCCCTGCTGAGATGCATCCTTGGATGACACGGAAAACGACCAAGCGCACCGTGATGACGATTCCTTACAATGCTACCCGATCCTCCTCATGGGGGTACATCAAGGAAGCATTGCTTGAGCAAGGATTTGAACCTGAGAAGGAACAGGTCTCTCAAGTTGTGGAAGCTGTCTATTTGAGTATGGATGCGATTGTGCCTGGTCCTATGCGTGTCATGCGTTGGATCAAGACACACGTTGGTCAGTACATCCGCAGTGGAGCTGATCACGTTGAATGGACTACACCCTCTGGGTTTGTGGTCAATCAGAAGAGGAACGTCAAAGAGACAGAGCGCATGGAGCTACAGCTCCTTGGTGCTACTAAAGTCACTGTGACTGTCGGTGAAGGTAACCCTTGCCCTACCCGTCACAAGTCCAGTACGGCTCCGAATCTGATACATTCGCTGGATGCGTCCATCCTCCACGAAACATTTCAGAGGTTCAATGGACCATTCACAGTCATTCATGACTCGGTGCTATGCCGAGCAACTGACATGGGAACACTCAATGCACTTGTGCGAGAGACCTACACGGACATCTTCACGCGAGACTGCTGGCTATCCAAGTTCGGAGAAGCTATTAACGCTTCTGAAGAGCCTCCCATCGTCGGAACACTAGACCCTGAGGTTGTTGAAGAATCAACCTATTTTTTCTGCTAACTTTCCACCATCATCATGGCGACTCACGTCACTAAAGAACCAGTAACCCTGGATGGCTACCAAGCTATCCTCAAGCCGTCAGAGTACGGTCACACCCTCACTGCACTGCTCCCCAAGGAAATCGTTGATGCCCTTGAGGATGAGCGTGTGGGAGGCTTGGAGTGGGCCAAGAGCAAGGCTAAGAACCCACGTCGTGTCACCATCAAGCCCGAACCCTGGGAAGAGGTGAGCGAAGGTATGTACCAATGCAAGTTCCGATGGAAGGAGGGCGACAAGGTTGTACCTGTTATCGTGGACACTGAAGGCACTGCCATCACTGATGCTAACCTTCCGCTGTATAGCGGTTCTAAGGTCAAACTCGCCTTCATCCAAAAGCCGTATTGCCTTCCTGCTGGTGACATCGGTACCTCTCTCAAGCTCAAAGCCATCCAGGTCGTGAGTCTGAACACTGGTGCTGGTGTCTCTGACAGCGGCGACATGGACGCTGAAGAGGCTGCTGAGCTGTTCGGTACAAGCCGAGGCTTCAAGCTCTCTGAACCCAACCCTGAGGCTACTCCCTCCTCTGTAAACGTCGACGAAGACTTCTGATCAATGACCGTTAACTTCACCACCGAAAAAGACACCGAAACTGGTCTCTACAAAGGGACCATCACCGTCAAGCTGCCTGAGCTGACTGCAACCCGCTACAAGGCTGACCGCAACGACTTCAAGTACGAGATGCGTCGTGCTATCAGTGAGATCGTTGAGGAGATCATTGAGAAAGGGATTGACGACTGATGCGTAGTCGCCTGGAAGAACAGGTGGCTGAGCTTCTTACAAACCTCAACATTGAATACGGCTACGAGCCTGATAAATTCAATTACGTCATCGAGGCTAAGTACACCCCCGACTTCAAGGTTGGGGATGTCTACCTTGAGACCAAGGGCTTCTTCAAGCCAGCTGATCGTCGCAAGATGCTCGCTGTCAAGAAGTGCAACCCTGATCTCGACGTACGCCTGGTCTTCCAAGCGCCATACAATAAGATCAGTAAGAACTCCAAGACTACCTACGCCGCATGGGCCGAGAAGAACGGCTTCCAGTGGTGTCCCTACTACGACATCCCTCTTGACTGGTTAAATGAAGCAAAAGCAGCAGACCTTTCAAAGCAAGAAAAAGAAAAGCCGAAGACCACCAAAAGGCGCTAAGCCTTATCGTGGTCAAGGACGACGATGAACGCAGACTCTGAGTTTCTTCGTCATGAGCCCTGCCCCATGTGCGGTAGCAGTGATGGTTTGGCACGTTATGATGACGGCCATGCCTACTGCTTCGTATGTGGGGCATACGAGCATGCAGATGGCGAGACCGACCACTTAAATTTCCCCAACGTCATGATTCAAGGACAGCCTGTCAGCTTAGCCAAGCGAGGTATCTCTGAGGAAGTGTGTCGCAAGTACCGTATCCACAAGGATGGGGACGTGCTGCGCTTCCATTACTTTGACAACAGTGGCACGGTGTGTGCTGCCAAGGTCAAGAGCATTGACAAGACTTTTCACTGGGAAGGCAAGAATGTCGATCACCAGTTGTTTGGTCAGCATCTCGTTCCTGACAAGGGCACACGCATCACCATCTACGAGGGTGAGCTGGATGCAGCATCAGGTGCTGTAGCCATGCCCTCATGGCCTCACGTGTCCCTTCCTGATGGGGCACCTGCGGCAAAGAAAGCAATCCAGCGGGTCCTACCGCTGCTGCAGGGCTACGAAGAGGTGGTCCTGTTCTATGACAACGATGAGCCTGGTCGCAAGGCTGCAGAGGAGTGTGCTCAGATCCTGCCTCCAGGCAAGGTGAAGATCGCTCGCATGGAGAAGTACAAGGATGCTTCTGATGCGCTGCAAGCCAGCGACTCTGAGGCTATCCGCCGTGCTATCTGGGACGCCAAGACATACCGTCCTGACGGCATTGTGGATGCCAAGACACTGCTCGATGACCTGACCACACCAGAAGAACCCTGCCTGCATGAGTACCCATTTCAAGGATTACAATCAAAGCTTCGAGGGATCAGGCTGGGTGAGCTTACTACGATCACTGCGGGATCTGGTATCGGTAAATCCAGCTTCTGTCGTGACCTTGCAACTCACCTTCTTAATCAAGGAGAACGGGTCGGTTACGTGGCGTTGGAAGAATCCAACCGCCGTACGGCCTTAGGCTTGATGTCTGCTGCCACTGGGCAGTCCCTGCATATCGGAGAACATGACCGAGCTACTCTCACCAAGGCGTATCAGGATTCTATTGCTAATTGGAATCTCTTTCTTTTCGACGGGTTTGGTTCTTTTGATCCTGATGTCATATACAACAGAATTGAGTACCTTGCCACAGGTCTTGAGGTGCGTGTTGTATTCCTTGATCACCTCAGCATCCTGCTCAGCGGGCTAGACGGCGATGAACGCCGCATGCTGGACATCACCATGACTCGTCTTCGCTCCCTGGTTGAACGCACAGGGATCACTTTGTTCCTTGTATCCCACCTGCGGAGAACGTCTAATGACACAAACCACGAGGAAGGAGCCCGCGTCACACTCGGACAGCTACGCGGATCAGCTTCGATTGCTCAGCTCTCGGATTCAGTCATCGCACTGGAGCGAGATCAACAGAGCGGACCTGAACGAAATGGCACAACAGTGCGCGTCCTTAAGAATCGCTATTCAGGCGAGGTTGGTGTCGCGTGCCAACTAACTTATGATCTCTCTACCTGTCGCTTCACTGAACATGAAATTGAAGCAGAATTCGACCCCACCACTGACTTCTGACTATCTTGCATACTCTATGATGTTGCAGCGTCCTAACCCTCCCACTGCGGAGGATGTGGCGCGTGCTAAGTTTGTAGACAAGACCTATGTCTGGAAGCCAGGCAAATGAAACTCGCTTACGACATTGAAACCGATGGCTTTGATTCCACCCGTGTTCACTGTCTGGTCACACAAGATCTCGACTCTGGTCAAGTTATTCAATACAATGACCAGGGTGGTGACTGTGAGACCATCACTACGGGGGTTAACATCTTGGCTCAGGCGGACCTCATCGTTGCCCACAACGGCATCGGATACGACACGCCCCAGCTCAAGAAGCACTACCCCTTCTTCCACTATCATCACCAAATCGACACCCTCATCCTCAGCCGATTCTTCCACACCAACCTCTTTGACATCGACCTCAAGAGAAAGTGGGCAATGATGCCTGCCAAACTCTACGGGTCACACAGCCTCGAAGCCTACGGGTATCGGCTGAACTGCTACAAAGGGGAGTTTGGCAAGACTGCTGACTGGAAAGAGTGGTCTCCTGAGATGCAAGAGTATTGTGTCCAGGATGTCGCTGTCCTCACCAAACTATGGCAACACTTCCAGAAATACCTGAGGCAGTACAGCTAGAGCACAGCATTGCTGAGCTTATGGCAGCCCAGGAGACCGTAGGATGGCCCTTCGACGTTCGTAAGGCCCAGGAGCTAGAGAACAAGCTTTTAACCAAGCTGGAGAGCCTCAGAGAGTGCGCTCGTGGCGTTTGCACGTTTGCCCCTGGCAACCTGTTCACCCCGAAGCGTGACAACAAGACCCAAGGCTACGTAGCTGGTGCAGAAATGCAGCGGCTCAAGGAGTTCAACCCCAGTAGCCGTGACCACATCGCCTGGTACTTCAAAACGTTTCAGAACTGGGAGTTCACAAAGCTCACAGAGACTGGTAAGCCAGTCATTGATGAAACAGTTCTGAAGGACATAGGCACGGAGGAAGCGTCTGTATTCCTGAGCATTCTTGAAACACAAAAGAAGCTCGGAATGTTATCCCAAGGGAACAACGCATGGTTGAAGTTGGTCAAGAATGGCAGACTTCATCACTCCTGTTTCATCGGAGCAGCCACACACCGTATGGCGCATGCTCGTCCGAACCTTGCCCAGGTAAGTTCTGACGCTGACTGTCGTGAGCTGTTCATCACCAAACCTGGCTGGAAGCTGGTTGACAGCGACCTTGCTGGCATCGAGCTAAGAATCTTCGCCCACTACCTTGCCAGGTACGACGGTGGGCGCTATGCTGACATCCTTCTCAATGATGACATCCATCAGGTCAATGCTGACAAGATTGGGATCTCCCGCAGGGCGGTCAAGACTGTTACGTACGCTTTCCTCTACGGTGCGTCAACAACGAAGATCGGTCTCAGCTACGATCCGCAGCTCACTAAACAGCAGGCCAAGTCGAAGGGTGAAGAGATTCGTCAGGCATACCTTGATGCCATCCCTGGCTTGGAGAGCCTCGTTGAGGCGGTCAAACGCAAGGCGAAGGAGAATGCTTCCATACGATCTATCGACGGTCGTCAGATCAGCGTTGACTCGCCACACAAGGCACTGAACTTCCTGCTGCAGTCGGCAGCCGGGGTTCTGGCGAAGCGTTGGCTCCTGATCACCCATGACAGGCTCCAGGGCATCGAGCACGAACGGTACGCCTTTGTGCACGACGAACAAGCCCTCGGCTGCCCACCAGATGTAGCTGAAGAAGTTGCATCTATCTGCACCACATCAGCCGCTATGGCTGGTGATTATTACAAGCTCAGAATCCGCATCGATGCAGACGCACAGATCGGAGACAACTGGGCTCAAGTTCACTAATGCTTTTAATTGACGCCGATTACACTGGCTACAAGTCCGCCCAAGCGAATGAGTACGAGTTTGACTTCGGACACGATGTCATAATCGCTCAGTCCAACTTCTCAGAGGTTGTGAAGATGTTCGAGCGTGAGATCAAGAAACTCACAAAGGACATGATGGATGACAACGTTATCCTGTACTTCTCATCCGCTGAAAATTTCCGCAAAAAAATTTACCCCGATTACAAGGGTCATCGAAACCGCAGGAAGCCCCTGGGGTACAAACGTCTGGTCAACTGGTGCAAAGAAAACTTTAGCACCGTGACCCGCCGTGGTCTTGAAGCTGATGACTCCCTTGGCATTGATGCTACGATGCCTGGCTCTGACAATGAGACCATCCTGTGCAGTCCTGACAAGGATCTGCGTCAGGTTCCTGGTCTTTACTGGGACATGAAAGGAGATGTTGAAGAGATTACAAAGGAGGAAGGTGACCTTTGGCACATGATCCAGGCACTGGCAGGTGATCCCACTGATGGATACCCTGGCTGTCCTGGCATCGGAGTCAAGCGTGCTGCTGATCTCCTTGACAAACATGACTTCCACTGGGAAGCTGTGTGCCAAGCCTATCGAGAGAAAGGATTGTCAGACGACGATGCTCTCCTCAATGCTCGGCTTGCTAAGATTCTGCAGTACGAGAACTATGACTCAAGACTCGGACAACCAATCCTTTGGCAGCCTCCCGCCACCCCCAGTGACAAAGCTGACAATGGAGCAGCAGTTCAAGATGAGAAGGCTTCATGACCTTCTCCCCAAAGCATCAAAGGAAGATCTAATCACGGTGTTCATTGCTCTGCAGGAGCAGAACTTTGTACTATCAAACACCGTCGCAAATCTCGTCAAACAATGGCCGAATCACCCTCTCATTACACCCGAGGATCCATAGAAGTCTGGGACTTTATTAGGGATCAGCAGCTCAACTACCATCTTGGCAATGCTATTAAATATATTTGCCGAGCCGGTTTCAAGGGTGATAACACAAAGACTCAAGACCTTAAAAAGGCTATCCACTACCTTGAAAATGAACTCCAGCACACAACACTGCACGAGACAAAGCCTCGGCGATCAAGCGATTCAATTCCGCAGCTCCTATGGGATCCAGAACTCTGTGGAGAACCGGACTATGCAACGGGATTTGATCGCTGAAGAATACAGAGAATTCATCGACGCAACCATCTCTGAGCCCTATGATGCAGAGCTGAAGGAGCTGGCTGACCTTGTCTATGTATGCTTCCAGTATGCAGAGAACATGGAGTGGGATCTTGAAGAAGCCTTGCACCGTGTCCACAAATCCAACATGTCTAAGCTTGGCTTGGACGGCACCCCCATCCGTCGTGCTGACGGGAAGGTCCTGAAGGGACCAAACTATCAACCCCCTACTCTTACTGATCTCGTAACAAATGTCCACTGATTTGATCGCTCGCACCGGACGTGTACAGCAATGGATTGATGACCCTAACTCTCGCCTCCCTGTCTCGTGCACTGTCTTCGTTGTTGAGGACAGCATGGAGGGTCCTGAAGGTATTGAAGCCTCGTGGCGCTTCGCCTCTCACGCTCTCCGTTTTGGCGCAGGCTGCGCTATTCACCTATCCAAGCTGCGCCCCCGTGGTGCAGAGAACGGCAAAGGACTGACCGCCTCTGGTCCTGTATCCTTTGCAAAGATTTACTCCACCCTCAATGAGATCATTCGACGGGGTGGGCATTATAAGAACGGAGCTATAGTCTGTCATCTTGATCTTAACTGCGACGATATTCTTGAGTTTATTACTGCTAGCCGCAGTGAGTTACCTTGGGTCAAACGCTGTGTCAATATCACACCAGCTTGGTGGGAAGCAACCAGTGACGAGGTCAAGGAGGCGCTCCTTACGGGTATCAAAAAGGGTGACATCTGGCTGAACAAAGTACGATACGATGACAAAGGAAACAGAATCTACGGCAACGTCTGCCTTGAGGTTTATCTGCCCTCACGTGGAACTTGCTTGTTGCAGCACCTTAATCTCGGTGCCTGTACTCTCGCAAACCTCCCAGAAGCTTTCGCTGCAGGTATGTCCGAGCTGTGCACACTCCATAGCAAGACGGGCGTTGGACAGTCTGGTGAGTACCTGTCACCCGAAGTCGACAGGCAAGTTGGACTCGGACTCCTCGGACTGGCTAACCTCTTACGGCGGTACGGAATAAGCTACGGAGAGTTTGGTCAGGCTCTGGAGGCTGTAGCCAACGGAGACTATGACTTTGACCCTTGCCCTGCCTATGATCTTGCGCTCGCTTTCGACCGTGGTATCAAGGCAGCAGCCACTGTGGCTCGTGCCAACAACATGGTACGTGCCTTCGCCATTGCCCCTACTGCTTCGTGTAGCTATCGTTATCAGGACCTTGACGGGTACACCACCTGTCCTGAGATTGCTCCACCCATCTCCACGGAGGTGGACCGTGACAGCGGTACCTTTGGTGTAGAACATTTTGATTACGGTCCCGTGCAGATTGCTTCTGACGTGGGCTGGGAGGCATACCGCAAGGTTGCCGATAACCTTATGATCCTGTTCCAAAACACAGGACTGATGCATGGATATTCCATGAATAGTTGGAGCGACGTTGTGACCTACAACCAATCCTTCATCGAAGAGTGGCTTGCTAGTCCACAGACTTCTCTCTACTATTCACTTCAAGTGATGCCGGATACTCAAGACAAGAGTGATGCCATGGCTGCACTGGAGGACCTTGACGTAGAGAAGTTCTGGGCTGACAAAGTCGCTGACTCTGTTGAACCTCAATGTGATTGTGCTGAATGAATCCCTATCAGAAACTTCTCGCTCGTAAACGTACCTGGACTCCCGTGCAAGTGGAGGCAGGCAAATTCAAGGAAGGGTCCGAAGAAGCTATGCTTCGGGCTCTGTCCCTCCGCAACCTGGAGATCCCTGTCGGTGATTTCATCCAAGGTGCACTGAAGAAAGACTTCCCTATCGAAGCCAAAGAACTTCTTGAGTCCAACATCAAGGACGAAGAGAAGCATGACCTTGCTCTTGATTACATTGCAAAAGCCCACAAGCTCCAAGAGATCCCTGAAGCAAACGCCATTCAAAAGGCTTGGATCGAAGCGCCAGAGCATCCCGTGCTCAAGGCCATGGTGCTTGAGAGGTCCGTGTTTTTCGTACTGCTCCCCTTCTTCCGATGGAACGGAGACGCAGGATGCCGCACCGTGAGTGCCGACATCAGCCGAGACGAACAAGTCCATGTGGCGGCTAACTCCCTCGTCTGTAGGGAACTGGGCCTTACTGTGACCAAGAACCTGGACAAGCTCCGCAAAGCCACCGTAGCTTGGATCATGCAGCCCCTGGGCTCCAACCCTACCGACCCATATCTCGACCGTGAGTTCTGGCTGAAGCAATCCGACAGCCTTCTGTACAGTGGCAAAGCAGAAGGACTTGTAGCTTCCCGCCGTGCTCGTATGCCCGCCTTTTTTGAGCACTCTAATGTCAATCTTCCTGAGTACGGCTGAGTTCGATCGGCTGCTAGAAGAACTAGACGAACTATTCCCTGACACCTTCCCTGACTACACGCTGTCTGAAAAGGACATTGCCTATCGTGCTGGTCAGGTGTCGGTCGTTAGATTTTTGAGAGAAAAATTATCCCAGGATTAACTATGTGTTTTGGTGGATCTAGACCCAAAGTTCAAACACCACCCCCGCCTACGCCGCCTCCGGCTCCAGCACCTGTCCAGAAACTTGAACCGACCAAGCCTCCCGCTCCTACCCCTGCCCCTGAGCAGGCTACTGAAGAGAAGGCTACCTTGAAAAAACCAGAGACTGGTAAGAAGAAGCGTGAGCGCATGCGTACTGGCACTGCATCTCTGCAGACTGCTCCAGGTCAAGGTCTTAACATTGGTGGTGGTAGCTGATGAAAAGCGCACGGCAACGGTATCATGAATTGACCAGTGGCCGTACCGCCTTTCTCGACATTGCACTTGAGTGCTCTAAGCTTACGATCCCTACTCTGCTGATGCATGAGGAGACGACAACCGATCACACTCGGTTTAAGACTCCTTGGCAATCGGTAGGCGCGAAGGGAGTTGTGACCCTGGCATCTAAACTGATGCTTGGTCTGCTCCCTCCCTCTACCTCGTTCTTTAAGCTCCAGCTGGATGACTCCAAGCTCGGAGTTGAGATCCCTGCTGAAGCAAAGAGTGAACTGGATCTAAGCTTTGCAAAGATCGAACGTATGATCATGGAAAGCATTGCTGCTTCTACTGATCGTGTTCAGATCTTCTCTGCAATCAAGCATCTGGTGGTCACTGGTAACGCCCTGCTCTACATGAGCAAGGACGGTATGAAGATGTACCCCCTGAACCGCTACGTTGTAGAGCGAGATGGTAACGGTAACCTCACTGAGATTGTCACACGAGAACGTGTGAACCGCAAGCTGCTGGGTCCTGAGTTTGAGAACCCCAAGCAGATGTCTGTTGTCGACTCTAGTGTCGGCAGCAAGTTTGAGAAAGACGTGGACGTTTACACCTGCGTCAAGCTGACCCCCAAGGGTTGGTCCTGGTATCAGGAAGCTGATGACAAGATCCTCCCTGACAGCTATGGCAAAGCTCCGAAGGACAAGAGCCCTTGGCTCCCCCTCCGCTTTGTTACTGTGGACGGTGAAGACTATGGACGTGGACGAGTCGAGGAGTTCCTCGGTGACCTCAAGTCCCTGGAAGCTCTGATGCAAGCTCTCGTTGAGGGCAGTGCAGCAGCAGCCAAGGTGATCTTCACAGTCTCACCCAGCTCCGTAACCAAGCCTGCCTCTCTGGCTAACGCTGGTAACGGTGCTATCATTCAAGGTCGCCCCGATGACATCGGTGTGATCCAGGTTGGTAAGACTGCAGACTTCCGTACTGCATTCGAGCTGGCTAACACTCTGGAGAAGCGTCTGTCTGAGGCGTTCCTTATCCTCAACGTGAGGCAAAGTGAGCGGACTACTGCTGAAGAAGTTCGCATGACTCAGATGGAACTGGAGCAACAACTGGGTGGACTGTTTAGTCTGCTGACTGTTGAGTTCCTGATTCCCTATCTGAACAGGAAGATGCTGGACCTGACTAAGTCCAAGCAGATCCCATCCCTGCCCAAGGGTCTGGTACATCCGACCATCGTTGCAGGTATCAATGCTCTTGGCCGTGGTCAAGATCGTGAGTCCCTGATCCAGTTTGTGACTACCATTGCACAGACCATGGGACCACAGGCTCTGCAGCAATACATCAATCCTGACGAGGCAATCAAACGCCTTGCTGCTTCTCAAGGTATCGACATCCTCAACCTTGTCAAAGGTATGGAACAGATCCAAGACGAGAAGCAACAGGCTATGCAGCAACAGATGCAGGCATCCCTGGTCCAGCAAGCTGGTCAGTTTGCTTCTGCTCCTGCCATGGATCCGTCGAAGAACCCTGAAGCGGTTGACGGTATCACAGCTGCAACCCAAGCAATGTTTGGACAACAACAACAACCCCCCGCTCAACCCCCTAGCTAGCACCTATGGCTATTAACCTTTCTTACGATCCATCTGACGATCCCGAAGCTATTGCAGCTCGCGAAGCCGAAGAGCAAGACAGCCTTGAAGTCGGTGAGAAGATGCTCCAAGAGCAGGAAGAACTTCTTGCTGGTAAGTACAAGAATGCTGAAGAGTTGGAGAAAGCCTACATGGAACTCCAGCAACGCCTCGGACGTGGGGACGAAGATGATAGTGGAGAAGCAGAAGTAGAAGAAGAAGGAGAGTACGACGAAGAGTCCACGGAAGGCGATTACGAACGCTACGATGATGACGGCTACGTTAACTTTGACGCAGTCGCTGAGGCATACGGTGACAACCTCGCTGATGTGTTCTCAGAAAACGGCATCGACCCGTGGGCTATGAACGATCACTTCTATGAGAACGATGGTACTCTCACTCCTGAGATGTACGACGAACTCAATGAAGCTGGCTTCTCCGACGAAACTATTGATGCTTATCTTGGTGGCCTTCGCAACCAGCTAGGCTACGATGATGCAGAGGCTACCCTTCCTGAAAGCGCAATCTCTGACATCAAGAACATTGCTGGTGGCGAGCAAGGCTACGCTGACGTTGTGCAGTGGGCAAGTGAGAACCTGCCTGAGGCTGACATCGAAGCTTTCGATGAAGTCATTAACACTGCCAACGAAGCAGCTGTCCGGTTTGCTGTAAAGGCACTGGTCGGTCAGTACGAGGACGCAGTGGGTCGTACCCCTGACCTTGTTACTGGTAAGCAGTCCTCTACTGGACAGGCTTACCGCAGCATGGCTGAGGTTGTCCGCGACATGTCGGATCCTCGCTATGATAATGATGACGCATATCGCATGGACGTTATGCGTAAACTTGAACGCTCTAACCTCAAGGTATGAACGACTTCTACGAAACCCACTGGGAAAAAGCTGAGAAGCTGAACGGACGCCTGGCTATGCTAGGCTTCGTAGCTGCAGTCGGCGCATACCTCACCACTGGACAGATCATCCCTGGTATCTGGTAATGCCCTACGGCAAATACTCACCCAAACAAAAAAAGTTAGCTGCCGTAGCAGCACCTCGCAAAAAGATCACACGTGCTGATCTTACTATCCTCCGTAAATCCAAACCCAAAAAATGAAATCTCTTATCATTGCTAGTCTCCTGCTCGGTACCGCTGGTGCTGCACAAGCAGGCCCTTACGTGAACGTGGAAGCCAACTCTGGCTTCACTGGTTCTGACTACACTGGCTCCGCTACGGACGTCCACGTGGGTTTTGAAGGGGCTAACTGGTATGTCCAGGGCGGTCCTACCCTTCTGGCTCCTGACGGTGGTGACGGTGACGTTGAGCTGTCTGGTAAAGCAGGTGGTTCCTACGCTGTGACTGACGCTCTGTCTGTCTACGGCGAAGTCTCCTTCATCACTGGTGATGACGACAATGGCTACGGAACCAAAGTCGGAGCAAAGTACAGCTTCTGATCGGAAGGAGTACTGGAGAGAACGTTACCGCGAACGGCGGGAATACATAACTAAATATAAGATGGACCGTGGGTGTGAGCTTTGTGGATACAAGGCTCACCCTGCGGCTTTGACGTTTGATCACTTAGACCCTGCAGATAAGGCATTCAATTTGAGTGATCATACGAATCGCAGTTGGCAAAAGATTATGGATGAGATAGATAAGTGCAGGGTAATCTGCGCCAACTGTCACAACATACATACTCATGACAGCGATTACTTCTCTGAGAGGGAAGACGACTAACTGGGAGCAGTTCTGCTCTTGGGTTACCTCTACAAACAATCGTCTATACGTAGGCTGGTTTGGTATCCTGATGATCCCTACCTTACTGGCAGCCACTACCTGTTTTATTATCGCCTTCATTGGCGCACCGCCTGTTGACATTGATGGAATCCGTGAACCCGTTGCAGGCTCCCTCCTCTATGGAAACAACATTATATCGGGAGCCGTCGTTCCGAGCAGCAATGCCATCGGACTACACTTCTACCCAATTTGGGAAGCTGCTACACTTGATGAATGGCTCTACA